AACTGGCGAAAGATATCTCCCCGAAAAAGCTATAAAGGCTTTAAGTGCTAAAGAATATGCGGCAACTACGCGCAAAAAAAGAGAAGATACAAAGAAAGGAAAGCAACATTCAAAACAACCAAAGCGAATAGCTAAGAAAACGAGGTCATACAGAAAGAAATGAGAAACATGTTTTTAATTTTATTATTTATAGGTGGATGCTCTAATATTAATCAACCTAAGTTTGAGGGTGAGTCTTTATTAAATGTAGATACATTTTATTGTCCTAAAGATATGGTTAAATATTGTGAAGGAAGAAATAAAAATAATTTAGAATGTGGATGTGTGACTCAACAATCTTTAAGTCAAGCTTTTGAATTTTTAAGATGAGTTGGTTAGAAGACTACAACGGAGATGGAGCTAGGTGGTGGCACGTTATAGTTTTACTTGTACCAATAATTAGTTTTGTTGTTTATGCTTGGTTTTTTGGTGGTGAACCAGAGGTACAGATAAATGAGTAAAAAGAAAGATTCTAGGTTATCAAGGGCAGGAGTCAGTGGATACAATAAACCGAAGCGTACCCCTAGTCACCCTAAGAAAAGCCACATTGTTGTGGCAAAAGAAGGTGACAAAATTAAGACGATTAGATTCGGTCAACAAGGAGCCAAAACCGCAGGTAAACCCAAGGCAGGTGAATCATCTCGTATGAAAAAGAAGAGAGCAAGTTTTAAAGCAAGACACGCTAAGAATATAGCTAAAGGCAAAATGTCTGCGGCATATTGGGCGAACCGTACCAAGTGGTGAGAGATGAAGAAGTTCTGGAGTCTGTGGGCATTGAGCCTAGGAGAAAATGTGGAAGAAGCAGACTCAGAAGCTCATAAAGTTGCTGTCATTAAGACAGTTATTGTTGTAATAAATCTAATATGTTGTTTCTGTATTATACTAAATACTTTAGTTCGTTATACATGACTCAAAGATTTTAATTCTTTTTCTAAATAGACATGCATTTCTTCTAACTTAGGTTTTGCAAGACCTACTAGTTTTTTCATAATATTTAATTCATTATCTTTAAAGACTCTAGACAAATGATTCTCAGGGACACTACTAAGTTCTGTTATAATAGTGCCACTAGAATCTATAATGACTTTAAAGCTTATGAGATTAGCTTCATTGTATTTCACAAGATGTTCCTACACACGCCAACTCCTGAGAGCCTACCGTATTATCTTCTGTTTCAAAAGCTTGTAATTCTACAGCCCAATCTACATCTTTAGGCATTTCTTTTAAAAGCTCTTGATATTTACTTCTATCTATTTCTTCATAAGGTGCTTGCTGATAAACATGGTCACTATATGGTAGTAGCGATATGCCAGAACAAACATCAAAGTTCTTCCATATCCATTGAGCAACCTCAAGAAATTCGTCATCAGTATAGTAAATAGTAATACTAGGTTTATGTTCGCACCAAGCATCTTGATACATTTTCCAAAGATTTAATTGTTCCCTTGCGCCTGTTTGTTTAACAGTTACACTAGACTTTGGAGCCTGTACAGGAAAGCTAAATACTTTAGACTTAGGAGACATTACATCCTGCTCAACAGGAAAACCCCTATCAGACATAAACACAGAAAGAGGGTCTTTCTCGTCCGCACGAACTCTACGAATATAATACTGAGAAAAACGAGGATGGATACCACTAGCACTATTAACAAGTTGACTAACAGTGCCGCTTGGTTTAACGCATGTAATAGCCGTTGATTGATTAATGTCAAGTTTCTTTGCCCATGTTTTATTAGTTTTGATAGCAACATATTTCATCTCTCCTAACCATAGTTCTGTTTTATCACATGGTTTTCCAAGAACAGGATGATCCATAATGCCTGTTAAACTTACTCCAAGCAATGCTTCTTCTTCTGTATTCTTTTTCCAAACACTTCTTAAATACCTAAAGTCCGTTAAAGTAGCTTGAAGAGTTCCTATAATAGCGGCTACTTTTACTTTTTCTTTTAAGGTTTCTAGGTTATCGTCATTTCTAATAACTACTTCAGATAAATTACAAAATTGATTTGACCTAAGTATAATCTCAGAACAAGGATTAGTTCCAAAGTCTTGATTAGGATCTCTTCTATCGTTTCTAGCGGCTATCTTCTGAGCCGCAACCCTGCTAAAGATACCGCGCTCTCCGGCCTTAGATTCATACATGTTCTGCATCTCACTAAGAAAGGCTTCAAAGTCAGGCTTCTCAGTATAGGCTACACTATTGTTAGCTAATCTTCTTTGACCCTCATTGCGCCACCAGTCACCCATCTTAGCTTTACCCATTCTTTGATCCGAAAGATTAGATAAACTAATTAAAGCAGAACGCCTAACACCACCGACAACCACAATGTCTGCAACCTTACAAACAACATCGTGACACTCTATAGAAGTAAGCTTACGTCCTTTTGCTTTTGTAAATATACCAACACAAAAATTAAACAAATCATCTAAGGGTTCAGGGCCAGAAGCTCTACCGCCAAAAGTTTTTAGTCTAGCTCCGGCAGGTCTTACTTTACTTAAATCCCACTTAGGAATCTTACCTGCATAAAGTAAACTAATTAACTCTCTAAATGCAGAAGACCACCCTATCTTACTATCTGCTACAACAATCATCGTATCAGTTGGATGAAAAGATTCAGCAACTTCCGGGAGTTTATTAATAAAGTTTCTTTCTACACTAAAGCCAACACCAGTGCCGCACATAAGAACATACATGAGTTCATCAAAAGACCTTGGAGAATCTATATGCAAATAACTACAATTAAATCCTGCTACATTATCTCTATCTAATGCTTCTCCGGCTGTCATAATACAACGCATAGATGGCATAACATCTAAGTTATAAACAGCCTCATATATTTTCTGTCCTTCTGCTACAGTTATTTGTTCTCTGTCTCTCCAAAATTGTACATAACGATAAACAGTTTCTGCCCATGTTTCTCTTCTTTTATGTTCAGGAAGCCACCTAGCATAACGACTTTTATGTATAAACTCTTGATACTGATCCATTGTTTTATTCTCTATCCTTTGGTTGATTGTCTTTGTGTTTTATTTTTTTTAACTTAGAAGAGTTTTCTATTTTGTTAAACTTTTTCTTACGTACAAACCTATCTCTTCTTTCATCTTTTCTGCTAAAAGTAGTCATTTATTTTCTAAAAGCTCGACCATTTTATTTAAATACCATATAGCCTTTCGAGCGTCCTCTATTGTTTTACCTTTATTAAACAATCTAGATCCTGTGTACTTTAACACATTACCGTGGCAATACCTAACAGCATATTCAATTCCTAACACATCAATTATATAATCAATCGTTTCTATATCGCCTTGATTATAATGCGGTGGGTGGTTCACTGCTTCCGTAATAGCGGTTGAAGCCCTATTCCAATTTAATCTATCCCATTCTTCGGGGGTAGCATCATCTATACTATTTCTAGCCATATCACTTTGCATCCTTAAATAATCTTCTATTTCATTCGACATCAAAACTATCTCTTTTCTTTTCGTTTATCCAATCACTAGGCATACTGTCTTCACTAAACCATTTAAAACCATTAGCACTTGCCCACTCTCCATGACTTCTTTTAGTTCCATCTTTTCTCATTTTAGCTTGCGGCATTGGGGCATTAGGATTAGCAAATAAAAAAACTAACTCTGTATTTTCAGGAAGTGCTTTATTAATCCATACATATTTACTGTATTCAGCGTAGTCCCAAAACCTACCTTTAGCTTCAAGTAAAACAGTTTTGTTTTTTACTTCTTTAGTAAAGTCAGGTTCATAAGTATGTTCAACAACATATTTAATTTTATCAAAATGAAAGTCCCACGAATCTAAAATACCTGTATGTAATTCGTATTCCCAATTAGAGTCATATCCTTTTACAAGATCTTTTTCTACAGGTCTTTTAACTCTTGGTTTACGAAAACCTTTTTTTATTTTTTTAGTCAATGTACAGTTACCTTTTGTTTTTTTTGTATTTCAAAATCAATTAATTGTTTTAGTTTTATCCATACTTCTAAAGATACATTGTCAACATGGCCGCCATCCACAATCATCCAATGACTCAAAGAAAACACACAGTCTTGTAAATTTAATTTTTGTTCGTTATCCATTCAACATCCTTTAAACTAATTGATTGTATTGGTTTAAAAGGTAGTAAATTTACAATCTTTTTTATTTTATTTTTAATCCATTTCGGATTGTAAGAATTTAAATATATAGTTCTGTTAGCATAGAAGTGTGTTTGTTCAGGTACAAAGTTTAAACAATTTTCTACAGATATTTTATCTGCTTCTTCTTGCGGCAATAAAGTTTTAAGCCATTCTACTAATATAACTTTACATTGATTAGAAATTTTTTTAGATTTTTTACCATTCATAATATTTCTTCTACCTGTGGTTCTGATGCAACGTGAGTTAAATAAACAAGACTATTAGAATACTTAAATGTTCTAAGCCCTGCTCCATCATTAGCATCATTATAACAATCGAATTTATACTTACACCAAGCACAAGACTTAGGTAGTTTGTAGTTACCTTTCTTACCTTCTGGTACAGGATCATAACATCTTTCTGGTTTATCATCTAAATCTAAAGATGCTATAAGATTGTTTATTTTATTTTTAATATTAGGTTTGTCTAACTCTTCTGGGCGATGTAAACAAAGCTCTCCTGATTCTTTATTAATAACTAAAAATCCACCGTTGTTAGTACCTTCCGCTTCTTCGTATCCTGCAAGCTGTCCTAAGTATCCGAAAGGATCGTCATCAGCTAATCTTCCTTGTTGAAACTTTTTAAAAGCAAAGTTAGATGCAGATTTAATATCAACCACTTCACCATTAATTTTACAATCCATATGTCCTGTAATGTTATCTACTTTAACTTCTTTCTGTTCATCAGTAACATCATGACCTGCCATTCTAACTAACATTAAAACTATTTCTTCTAAGACATGCCCATACAAAAACTTTATTTGAGATATAGCATCAACAGTATTACTTGAAGTATCTCTTTTCTGATACCACAATTGTCTAGCAGGTCTACCTATGTTAGACATTCTTAGTGAAAAATCACTATCTCTTTTTGTAGGGTTAGACCACGATAGTATAGCACCCTTTAAACCTTCCATAGTCTCGTCTAAGGCACTTTCTGTGATAGGTAGTGGTATCCCATTAGACAAGTCTTCTAAAGGCTTATATACGTCTTCTATAAGGTTTTCAAGTTTTTTCATTTCTATGCTTTGCAAATTTACATTGTCTAGAGTTGATATTAAATACTAATATAACAACACCTTCTTTCTTTTGTTTGTCGGTTCTTCCACTAGAATAGCTACACCTATCTCTTCGTGTAGATTTAACATCTATGAGTTTTATTTCTTTATTTTTAACGGCTATTAAATCTATATACCCACTACCTCCACAATTTTTAAATACCTCGTATCCCTGATCCCAAAGCCAAGTTACTGCATGGTATTCAGCAAAGTCTCCTTTTCTTGTAGAATTAAAAGACTTTCTTGCATCTCCTGATATTTTATTAATGTTTTTCACTTTAGTTTTCCTGTAGGTCAGGATAATACTTAGCATTAAACTTAGCTTGTTGTTCCTTTATGTCTGCTAGTTCTTCGTCCATAAGAGCATCCATTTTTTGACCTACAAACTCGTTTTCGTCTGAGATAGCCTTCCATCTTTTTTCAAGATATTCCTCAGACCATCTAATAGACCAACCCCCCACGACTTCTGAATAATCATCGTTATAGAATCCTTGGTTTGCTATAAAAATTTGACACCTATAAAAAGTTCCTCTATAAAACCACTCTGGAATATAGATACCATCAGAAGCATAAACATTGCCATATACTGCGTACTTTTTAATGTGTTTCTGACCAGTTGTTTCCGACATTATATTCTCCATCTAAGGGACAATTTAATTTCAAAGCACAGGTAGTTTCCTTTATAGAAATAACTCCTAGCCTTCCAACTTCATCGGCTATATCTTCCTTAACTTCTAACTGCCATTCGTCATGTACATTAGCTACGAACTTAGCATCGTAATTATTTTTATTTAACTTATCATTAAATATAATTAGAGCCTGTTTCATAATAATTGCTCCGTCACCTTGTAATAAAGTATTCAATGCACTATGTTCAGACCTAACTTTAATCTTTCTACCATCTACTCCTTTAACGAATCCGCTAGAAGCTTCTCTTGATACTCTGTTCTTAATTGTTTTAAATGCAGGGAGACTAGTAAAGAAGCGTTGCTTAAGTCTTTTACCATCGTGTCTACTTCCTTTAACCACTTCCCCAAGTTTAGCATCTCCGGCTCCGTACAGGAGGGCATATATGAAAGTTTTCGCCTGATTTCTTGATTCAAGTCCTGCAAATTTTTGATTAGCGGTGTGTATATCTCCATTGAGGATTTCATTTATATACTCCTTATCGTTCATGTGATGCGCTAACATTCTTAACTCTAGCCCAGATGCATCTATACCTACTAACTTATAACCCTCCGGGACAATCCAACAACTTCTACATTCTTTTCCATAAGGTGCTGAAGAGTTTGGAATTTGCGCTGTATTAGGATGTGAGTGTGTCATTCTAGATGTTATTGCTCCATTAGGATTTACAAATCCATGTATCCTTCCATCTTCTTGTATCTCTTTTATCCATGAAGTTATCTGTGCAATTCTTTTTTGAACAGTTAAATACTTGGCTATTAAAACAGCTTGCGGTATATCTTTTACTTTTATTAAAGTTTGTTCATCAACTACTGGTTGACCTGTGGGTGTAAAAACTTTTGGCTTCCATCCAAAGTCTATAAGGTATTCTCCTATTTGTTTTCTAGATCCTAAATTAAAATCTGTATAAGTTGTTCTCGTAATATAGTTATTAGACAATTCTATTTCGGCATACTCTTTGTTAGTTAGTCTAACTCCAATACCATCTTGATCTTTAGCAGTCCTAGAAATACTTCCAGTTTTTGTATACCTACGAGTTAAATATCTGAAGGTAGCTTTTGGTTTAAACTCTTGTCTTACTTCATCTTCAACCGAAACTAATAACTCATTTAATTCAGCTAATAAAAGCATGCATTTCTTTTCGTCAATTAAAAATCCATTCTTTCTTTGTTGAGTTATAATCTTATACACTTCATGCTCTATGATTACAGACTTAGAAGTATATCCTTTAGATTCTATTTTTAAATGATCATAAACTTTGTGATTTAATTTAACATCATTAATACAATATTCTAACATCTCTGGTGTAAACGAATCCCAAGCATGTTCGTTGTCATCACCGTAATCGCCTTTCAAGAACTTTAATCTATAGCCCCAACTTTCTAAGCCATGACCACCCTCTCTATTTGGTTGAAACAATCTAGATAAAACCAAAGTATCTACTATTTTCTTATCATATAAATCTACTCCTTCTATATCTAAGATAGCCGGAATATCATATCCTAATATATTGTGACCTATTAATTTGTCAGCATCGCTAAGAAACTTACAACCTTCTTTTATTTGTGTATTGTCGAATGTATAAACCTTTTTGGTATCTGCACATATCGCAACAATACAAAAGATAACTGTCGGTTCAAGTCCATCAGCCTCAATGTCTATAACTAAATTCAAATAACTTCTCCACAATCATAATCATCTACTTCACTAAGCCTACCTGTAGAAGAATCATATTTTAAATAACCACATATTCCTGTCTCACCACTAAACCTATTCTTCAAAACTCTAACGACTGTCATGTTTCTTTCTTCAGGGTCTTCAGCTTGCCTGTTTCCCTCTAAAGCAATCGCAATATTACTTAACTGAGCAATAGCATTAGAACCTCTCAAGTCCTGTAGCCTCACCCTGCCGCCTTCTTCGTGGCTGTTTCTACTACCAGTAGCTTTACTTAAATGACTTATAGCTATAAGACTAACTCCTGTTTCTTCTACTACTGCTCTTAGATTATGCATAACCGCATCGATTGCTTTTCTTTCATCCGAACTAGCACTCATAGCCATACCTACTAAAATACTTATGTGATCTAAAACAATTACACCGCAATCTTCTGCTTTAGCTAGATATCTAATTCTATTTAAAACATTTTCCATGTCGAACTTACCAACATGTTTCAAGAATAAAAACCTACCACTTTTTAAAATGTCATCATAAGCTTTTTGTTTTTCCTCTGATGAAATACTCTCTGCAAGTTTAGGTTTTTTGAATATGTTAGATGGATCTTTTAAGATATATTTAACCATCTGTTCTCTGGTAGGTAGATGTAAAAGTTTATTAGCAGATAAACTCATTAACCCTAAAGCGGCAGTAGCTACGTTTTCTTCTAAAGAAATAACACCAATCTTTTCATCTGTAAATTTAAATATTTCTTCCTGTATCTGTTTAACTAAAGTAGTTTTTCCTATTCCTGTACCTGCTGTCAATGTAATCAACTCTGCTTTTCTCATACCATATAGCATAAGATTCATACAGTCCCAAGGATAACTACAGAAAGGCATTTCAAGATCAGACATAACTTCTTCATGTAACTGATCACTAATAACTATACCATCGGGTATATACTTCTCCGCCTTCCACCACATTGAAACAAACAAAGCTTGTTGATTTGCTTTTAAATAATCGCAAGCATCTTTAAAACCTTTAGGATGTTTCATGATTAAAGCTTTACCGCCAAACAATTCAGCGACTTGCTCCGCGCTCTTACGGCCTACATCATCTTCATCAAAACAAACAACAATAGTAGGGAAACTATCTAGGTATTCATACGATGCTTTACAATCTGCTAACGCGGAGCTACCTGACTTCACAGAAACACAAGGATATTGAGAGCCTTGCATTTGAAAGGCGGCCTGTGCATCATCCTCTCCTTCGCAAATAGTTACATACATTGCTGATCCGGCAGGAAACTCAGACTGTCCAAACAATTCTGATTTTTTTGGTTCTCCTGTCCAGTGAAATTCTTTGGTTGCAACTGTTCTTATTTTAGTAGCAACGTGTTCTGTCCCTTTAAAGTAAGGATAATATATTTTATCAATGTTATCTTTTTCATTTAACGAAACCTGTACACCATAATTCTTGGCGGTTTCTTTTGATATGCCTCTGTGTTTTATAGGATAAAAAGATTTAAAGTTTCTATCTAATTCTTTGTATGATTTTAAATCAGTAACTTGTCCTTCCATACTTTCCTCATAGTTTTTGTAGTGATGCTTGCAACTAAAACAAAACCCGGAGCCGTCTTCATTGACAGACACCGGGTCTGATCCACCACAAACAGTACAAGGTAAGTGGTATTTTGCAAAAGCCATAATTAATCCTCTGGCTCTGCTTGTTCATCCTCAATAATTGCTTCATCAACTAAATGCTCACTCATGCTTTGATTTAAAGTCATGATAGATGCTCTCGCTAAAGTTACTTCTAATTCAGCGTTACGCATTTTGTTTTGAGCATTAAGTAAAATACCAAAAACTGATTGTCCTTCAGGTGATAGTTTATTAACATCATATTTAACATCATCTTTGATAAAGATTAATTGTGCTTGATCACTCATAATTCAACTTCTCCTTGCTCTGTTTCTTCTGTCTCTTCAGCATCAAGTTCCAAGCCATCTGGAACAGCCGCTTCAACAAGATCAATAACTTGAACCGCTTGTAAATCAAGACCTTTGCCAAACTTTGTCCCATACTCCCAATCAAACTCGCGGTACTGTACTTTAACTGTAGATCCATTACCTACCCTATCTGTAATCGGATTTTTAAACTTATCAAAAAGTTTAGGCACTGGTTTTAAATTACCCTGATTATCAGCTACCTTTCTTTTAATAATGAGAGCCTTACCTTCGTCCATCTGTTTAACAGAACAACCTCGCATTTTAAAATCATCAGCAACTTTATCAGGCACGATTAAGTTAATAACATACATTGGTTCGAATTTAGTATTAGGTACTGTGATGTTAGCCCAATACGCTTTTCCTTCTATTATCGCCATACTACTTACTCCTATTTTATAAAATGAATCGGGAAACTAACACAAAAATATGTGTTTGTCAAATTAAAATTCTTCGAGTTCATACGCCTTACCATAGGTGATCATGCAAAAAGGTATGAGTATTACTACACCCATGAACGCTAATGCAGTCAACCCAAAAAACTGTTCACCAGTAACCCAGATAGGTCTTGAATCACAAAACTCAATGTCAAAACCTACCCCAGATCTAAAATTAAAAGTGAGATGATAACCAAATAATTTAATCGTCATTTTCTTCTCCTAATATAAATGATAATTCAAAAGTGTCATCAAAATTTAAATGATTGGTAGTGTAATAAGGTTTTTTATCAGGGTCGTAAACACGATTTCCATTATCATCTTTCATGGGATATCCGTTACGATGTTTCTTAAAATGTCTTTGTAATTTCTGATAAGTAAAACATGGGTAATCCCAATCGCTATACAAAGATTTACTTAAGCCGTATTTGTTTTTAACAAACTCTTCAATGGCTTCAACTACTTCATGTTGATCTAAACTAATTTGCATTTTTAATTTCCTCCAGTATGTTTTGTTTTAAGTTAGTTTCTTCTTCAGAGTTTAAAGATTTCCAAGTTACCATGTTAGAAATATTTCTTACGATATCTTGTTTGTCAAAATCTAATTCATGTAATTCTACAATTCTATCTTCAATAAACATCACGCCACCTCCAAAAAGTTATTAGTTTTAAATGCTTTCCTGACTAATTGTTGTCGATCATTTTTAACTGATGCAAGGTTGTCCCAACTTTTTCTTGAGCTAACTCCGGCATGAGTTGACCAGTCAGTTAACGCATTATAAACAGCCCAATAATTAGCACCTAAACGATTTCTATAAGTTAAATTATAAGCATTCCAAATGAATGTCAAATTAGAATTATTTCGCGGCAAAAGATGAAGTCGCATTCCTGGATCTTGTAACCAGTCAGGATTCTTCCGTACATTTCTTCGAGATCCTGCTTTAATTTCAAGATTAGCACCAATAGCATTAGCAAAGAATTCAAACGCTTCGTTGTCAGTGACCTTAGTATTCTTTAAAGTCTTCCATAAATCTCTTTCTTTAGTAAAGATATCTATAGCCTGACAGATAACATTAGCACCATGTTTAATGCTTAAAGATTTTGTATGTTTAGCCCTGTAAATACCAACACCTCCAGTTATAAACACTTGTAAATTCGTACAGGCGTGTTGAGTTGCGGCAACACTAATCATAAAAGGCCATGAACCATCTAAAGAAGTATGGCAAAGCAAACTTAAAGTCGCTTGATCTCCGTCACCAGTATCATAAACGTGTGCCGGAAAATTATATTTAACAAAACATCTAGACCCACTGTGACTCACTTTAATATCTTCAGTGATACCAACGGTATTTAAATTAGATCGCTCAATAATATTTCTAGCATTCTCAATCATATCTTTAGGTGCTACAGCGTGATAACGATCTCCATGAACACCTAATTCACTTCCATTATCAGTCCGGTAAACAATAAACTTTGAGCTATC